CCCAAGTTGCCCCCCAATAGGTATAGCTAAGCCTGCTACCGCACCACCAACTTCTCCTGTTGCAAATAGCTCAGGAAATTTGGCTTCGGCTAATTTGTCTCTTTCCCTTTGACCTAATAACGCTTTCTCAAATGCTGGTTTAAACTCTTTTTTACTCAAAAAAGCCTGACCTGCTGCACTAAGGCCTGCGGCTATTTCATCAGCAAAACCAAAAGCTAGGCCTTGAGCTGCACCGCGTGCGGTGGCCTCAATCTTAGTCATAGGTTCATCTTTTTGTACTTTGAGGATAGTGTTTATGTTTTTTCGATCTTCTGAAGGCAATGCCTTAAAATCAGCCTCTAATCGTAACTGACCCAAAACTCGTTTACGTTGTGCTGGATTCATTTCGACAAATTCTTTTTCTGTTACAGGCAGATTATTGTCCTATTAAGCTTCTGAATTCATCTAAATCTGATTCTAGTGCGCCCTCTGTTTCCGGCCTAGCTTCAATATCTCGTTCCAAATTTCTATTTAAAATACCAATGTCATCTAAAACAGATCTATCCTTAGGTATTAAGGTTTTCTTTTTCTTTACAGGCTCAAATTTTAAATCCAACACAACCATTTTTGGATCTAGATCTTGAGCCTTAGAAATACGCTCAAATTCTTGGTTAAAAGCCTTTTGTCTTTCTAAATGAACGTCATAGAGTTGGTCGGCCCTTCCAACAAAATCACGGCGTTGCGCTGGATTGAGTCTTTCACCTCGGAGAAGGTTATTATAAAGGTTTACAACTCTGTCAGGTATCCCAGCCGCGTTCTGTGCTGTTGCAAATTCGCCCTCTCTTACTACCGAACCAGGGTCTAGAAGTTTCATATAGTTAAATATTAGAGAAAGATCACCGGCTGCCGATGGCTTACCGGTGCCTACTTTTCTAACTTTTCCCACAGCTGTTGATACATCCTGGGTTATTTTAGTTTGAGGATTTTTTAACCATTCATTTCTCAAGCTTGTTTCTTGTTTTTGTTTAAATTCTTGTGTTTCTCTCGCTTCTTTTGTTGCTTGTCTTGCTTTCTCAACCCTAGCTGCTATTTCTGCTCTAGGTAGAAAAAGTCCTCGTCTTTCCTCGCCAGGAGGGGCTAAAGAAATAGCTCCAGCTGTACCTTCTGGCACTTCCTTAAATTGAGTTGCAAATTGTCTTTCCTCAGACCTTTGTAATCTTGCTTTAGCCTCAGGCACTGATTCAAGTTCCAGCTGGGCCTTTTGAATATTGGTTATGGCCGATGCTGCTTGAAGACCACCAAGGATGACATCAAAAAGGTCGCGTTTTCTTCTAGTCGGAGCTTGAACTTGAACAGCCATTTAGACTCTCCCTATTTGTTGGTTTCTCTGAGCCAAGGCCATGGCATCCTGAAAGGCCCGCCTTGTCTCTGGGAATTGTTCTGGTGGTAACGTTTGTAGAGCAGCCTGGGCCTCCGCTATGGCCCTAACAGGGTCACCAGCTAATGCCTGTTGTCTTCTAGACATGCCTGCTGTTTCAATTGATTGTGCTCTAGGTCTTTGTAGAAGACCAGCCGCAGTTTGTCCTGCGCCAGCCCCCATTAAAGCTCCTTGGGGTCCAGCTTGAGCACCAATAAGCGCGCCACCAACAGTTAATAACTTACCTAAACGGTCTTGCCTGGGTTGTAATGTAGGTTGAATAGCCATTAGAATATTTCTCCAAATTTCTTTACAGCCCTAGTTGTTGGCCCAAATAAAGGACTGCCTAAACTTCTAGGATCTTGAAATGGGGAACCAAAGATTTCTCCAAATGTCCCTCCACCACCGAAGATATCGCCTATTCCTGGTATTTCACCCAAACCAAGATCATCTAACAATCCTTTGGATGCATTTTCTAAGGCCATTCGTTTGTTGAATTCGATAGTGTCGGTATCTCTATCAAACTCACGTTCCCATTGTTTAATATTCTCGTCAAAGGCCGCTTGTTGTAGATCCATGCCCGCTTGTTGTAATTGTCTATTTAAGCGGTTTTGTTTTGCGCTAAAGGTTCTAGATAAAGACGCTTGCGACCTAGCAAATTCTTGTGCCCTCTGTCTTTCTGCTTCACTAAATTTTCTACCTTTTTGAGCTTCAAGTGCAGCAAAATCCTGAGTGCTTAGTCTTTCACCAGTCTGAAATTTACGCTGTATATCAGCCTGAGCAGCGCCGAATTCTCGTCCGACTCTAGCTTGTTCTGCTGCAAACCTTTGCGTGGCCTCTCTCTCACCCCGGCCAAATCCTCGAGCTACTCCGGCTTGTTCTGCGGCAAACCTTTGTGCGGCCTCTCTTTCACCTCGGGCAAATTGTCTAGCCTCAGCCGCTTCTTGTCGTCTTTGTCTTTCGGCAAGTTCTGCTAAGCCAACAGTTTCCTCTGCTCTAGCTAGCCTTTGCGCGCCTCTCTCTGCGGCTTGGGCTTCTGCTCTAATCTGAGCACCAGCCCCAACTTGACCTAGCTGGGCAAACCTTCGTCTAAGGCCTTCCTGCTCTTGTTGGGTTGCTGTTGTAGCGGCTTGTCTGGCTCTTCGTCTTAATATTTCAAAACGTTCTTTTAGTGGGTCATCGGCTGCCATTTTTACCTCTTACCCTTGATGTTATAGTTAAATCTAAAGCCATGAACTTTAAACCTTTGATCTGCTGTATTTTGATTACTAAATTTAAAGGCTATTCGTTTCCCTTTTGAGGTGCCTAAAAATATTCTTTTGTCTTCTTGGTTAGAACCACCACCCCAAGTAGCGTCACCCCAAGTAAAAGCTTGCCATAAAGTTGATTGTGGATCTAAATTTATTCTTTGAACATTACCAACACCCGAATCTGAATCTAATTTTATAATTAAATCCATAAAATACGCGCCTGGTTTATCAAAAAGTACTTGTAGAGTCCTAAAATCTTTTTGTACATCATCCTCGCCTTTGAGGCCTGAAAACTCCTTAGATTCCCAATAGGAGTCTATGGCAGTTCCTTCGTCATTGTATGACGATGTTTCAAGCTGTTTGACAAGTCCAGTTGCCGTGGATTCTCCAAAATACAATTTGTTATTATAGATAGTAAATTGAGTAGGATTAAGACCAGTATAAGGAACCCATGCACCACGTTTTCTTTTAGCCAAGTTTGATATTGAATAGTCATAGACATAAATCCTATTGTTTTCTGTGTTGCCGTCTCCATGTGTCACAGCAAGATAAAGTCTATTTTTAAAACTTATAGCGGATATATTACCTAGATATGTTTGTTGTATGTCGAACATATTAGGTTCGATCACGTCAGATTGTAGTTCTGAGCCTGCTACCGAAACAGTTAAAAACGTTGCACTTGGTTCTATCGTATCACCTTGTAAGGAAGCAAAACCAACAAATTCACCCCCTTGTGTAGCAGGAAACATAATCCTGTTTTCATACTCAATAGCACCGTAGGGTGATTTTGATCCTAATGTTGTTCTAGCTTGAACCACTAACCAATTAGAAGCATCAGTGTCAGGCATGTACACAATATAAGTATGTCTAGCTCCAAAGGCGACAATACCATTATCAAAAACCTCGATACCTTTTAAAAGATCACCTGAGTTATCCCCAATTCTTAAAAAGTTTGTGGCTTTAAAAACATAGGGATTTGCTAATTCTGAATACCACAAAAAGTTGCCGTTACTAACATCATTACAAAAAAGTCTATTCTGATGTTCTTTAACAAAAGAATACTGCGGTGGAACTCCCTGATCTGTTGGGGCTTCTGCTCCTAATTCGGCATCGTCTTTGTTGTCTTCATAGGTTGTGGTTGAATTGTCGCTAATTGTATCGACAAGTAGGAACGTTGTTCCGCTTGTGACTGTTCTATATAGTTTTCTAGCATTAACTCCATAAGACGCCGGTGCTGTTGGGATAGTGACATCAATGGAATCTGAAGTCGCGGCCAAAGTAGCGGTTGCGCTACCGACATCCCCCTCAACCACGTTTGTATTAACATAGGTCACCTTCCATCTATAGTCCCCTGTTAGAGTTCCATTCGAGGCAGTTGTTGCGGTAGGTGCCGATTGAGGTGAAGGTATGCCATGCCTAGTAAAAAGACTTCCGTCCCATTTATAAGGATTGGTCACACCTGACTGACCTATGAATAGGTAATTTTCATACTCAGCAGCACCAATTCTAACGCCTGAATTAAACACAGATTGAGCCGATGGAATTGTCACAAATGTAGTGGACTGGAGATCGTACATATCCCCACCCCCAAAGCATACCATCGTCTCAGAGCCGTCATTGTCATGACGTGTATAGAGTCCATCTATAATATGTGAGCCTATGGCTGAGGCTACAGACGTTGATCCTCCTCTTGTGCCTGCCGCCCCGTTTTCAAATAGAACATTGGCACAATCAGGGCTTTCATTGTCTGGAATTATAGTTTTTGCGAATTTAGTATCAAGGCCGCCGTCTAGCAGCAAACGACCAGAGGGAGGATATGCTCTATCAAAAAACGCGGTCATGTTAGCCCCAAGTGAGTTTGTGGCAAATCATCAACATTTTGTGTTCTCTTTGGCCCGTCTACGCCTCGTCGTTTTCTTTGCCATCGTATGGCTCTTTTAACGGCCTGGTCCCATCGATTAAAATAACTTTGTGCAACATTGGTGTTGCCATCTTTCATAGCCATATGGGCTAATACATAGTTTACTATGTCTTTTCTATAATGTTCTGGCGTGTCCAGGTTAGCGCTACCTGTTGTTTGTAGGTTGGGCCTGTCATAGGTAAAAATTCGAATGGTAAGGCTTGCAGTTCCTGGAATGGGTCTTAAATATATTGTACGGTCCCATAATTGATAGAAGTCAGGTGTTCCTGTGTCTGTAGTATCGGATTGGGAAAGGGTAAGAGAATCATCTTCTCTAAAAGTGGAATATCTTAGTTTATTACCATCGTATTCGATTCTTTTAATAGCTATGGCTGTTGTGGGCCATGAATATTCTCTTTGGCTTGCCACTGAGGTGGTACTATAAACTTTTTCAATGACTAAGGCCTCCTCAGCAAGGATTGTTTCAGCCTCATAAATCAGGTCATAAAAGTCTGAATCTGTAAAAAAGGTGTCGCCTGTGGCGTTGTATTTGCGCCTGGCGTCTGCTTGGATTTGGCTTGGTGTCGCCATGGTTTAACTCCACGAAGTTGAGGGATCACTTGCAGGCGTCCATGAGGTAGTGTCTGCACTTTCCTCAGTATAGTCTGAAATGATCTGATCTTCCCCTTCTGTCGTGTTGCCACGAAAAACGTGGTAAAACCCCGCAGAATCTATTAGTACAAGTCCATCTTGAACATTCGTTAAGGTTAAGGACTCAGCTATTGTTGGCCCTGTGTAATCTTTTATCACCGCACTAGTTAAATTTAAATCTTCGACTTCAATCAGTTTAGTAACATCAAAATTCAGGGCTGTTGTGTTGGTAATTGTCTCGGCTATAACCTTGCCGATTTCTACTACAACGTCTTGGTTACTTCGCCAATTATCGGTACCCCAAACTAAAGTACCCCACTGAGTTGTTGGGTCAGCCGCTGAAATCAGTAGGTAATTGTTAATAGTTTGGGTGAAGTCTGCCACATTAACCCACTGTTACCTTGGTCGTTACTGTGAGGGTATCACTTGCACCCTTATTAATAACTGACTCGGTATCTCGTGAGAACATTGTACCACCTGAATTTGCAGAAAATAACCCATACTCGGCAATGGCTCCTGTTCCAGAACCTGCGGCAAATGTCGCTACAACCTCATATAAGGCTCCCGAGGTATATGTCACTGTTCCAGTATGCCTAGATAATTCCGTGCCCAAGGCGGTATTACTAACAGCTTCAGCTGTTGCATCTGTTCCGATAGCTATATATCGCATTAAGAAAGTTGATGCTGCTGTTGCTGCCGAGTTCAAAAAAGAGGCTAAAAATTCAAGGCCGTTGGTCACCACAACGTTTTTACCAGATACCTCTTGTTTAACTTTACCATCGGACCCGGTTAGAACCATGTTCCAATGGCCCGTCATTTTCACGCCACCATATGTTCTTTCATACATAGTTCTATGCCTTTCGTTTCCGGCCTTTGGCTTCATTTATTGATGTTCTAGCCTCATTTTGATCATCCCATTGCTCACTATGAAGGTCAGAAGTATGTCCATCTAATTCCCATTTATTACCCGCAACATAACCGCACGCTTGGCAAACATAAGAACCAGCCTTATGCCTATTTTGTGCGAAGTTTTTGGCCTTGGCTAAGTCTTCTTTGTCTATTCTAAGCATTTTATAGGTTTCGGGCAGTGGCCTATCATCACCACCTAAAACAATAGGGGAGAAGCGTTTTACTAGAGTTTTCGCCTCATCCTCTTCTAATTCAATGCATTGTTTTGCTGGAACTTCGTAAAACTTGCCTGCAATTTCTTGCTTAAAAGGGTGTGTGTTATCGTTCCATACTCTGACCAACATAGATAGCTCCTAGAGTGAAATTCCTACTAAATCAAATTGGGCTGAAGTAGCAGTCATTGCGGTAGTAATTTCCACCTTGACATATTGCGCGCCCATAACTCCTACAGGAACATAAGCCTGTGTGACCGAACTATCAATGTCTATAATCGTTGGCGTTGTAGAATCCACCTGCGACTCATGGTAAAGATTTCTGTAAGTATCGCCTGTCGCCCTTGCAACTTGCAATCTCACGTTACAACCTGAAGCCATCGTCGGGACTCCCAACAAAACACGGTCAAAGGCTTGGCCTAAATCAACTTCAGCGGTCAATGTTGACCCTGAAGCCATAGAGGCCGTATAACCCATAGATCTTTTATAAGCCATTAGCGTCCCCAAACAGTGAGGTAAAATACATCGCCACTAGCTACACCAGTAACGCCTATAGATCCGACTGTGCTGGTTCCTGCTGCACTTTCATTAACTCTAATAGACCATGGGCTTGAAGCCATACTTTGAGGCGCAAACGATGCTCCATAAATATAGTCTAGACCTGTATCTATAACTTGTGTTGCGGCATCAGCCGTGCAACTTAAGATTTGAAATCTCATGTCACCAACAACACTCTCTTTTATTTTCGCGACTGTGAAAGCCATTTCGATGCCCTTTCTTAGAAAAGTAAGCGTCTAGTATTGTGATCAGGTTTTTCAATCTGTTCTTTGCCAATATCAGACATATTTAGTTCGTTTAAAAACATTCCAAGGGGCATCTGTGTTATAGCCCTTAAATTACCATGTGCATAAGAACCGAGAGTGCCACCCTCAGAACAATTTACCATCCATTGACTATAAAATTTAGTTTCTGGATTATTATCTGGGATACTTAAGGCCAAATATTCAAACCAGTTTTTAAAGTTCTTATATGATGGCCAAGTAAAAACTTTGTTACCAAACACATCATGATGTGGGATAACATGCCCTCTTTTTTGGTCATATTTGGAATCCCAAGAGTGGAACTTTTGATGCGTTTTGTTATCAAAACAGAAATCGGCTCCAACCATACCGACACGATGAACGCCTAGAATAGCTTTTGCAAAATACAGACAAGCGCCTAAGACATTGCCACCATTTCCGATATTGACATGAAAAGGTTCAATTTCCTCCATGGCTTCAAGATAGGCTTTATCTGGAACAGGCGCGGCAAAGACATAGATCTTACCTTGCCATTTCTTGAAAAGGTCGGGATGTGAACCAGTGAACGCTATTAACGTTCGATCCTTGGTTAATTTCCAGTACTCATCCTCGGACTTTTTACCGCCTTCGGATACCTCTTCAATAACTACAGGGCCGGCATCTAGGCTCACGTAGTAATCTACCTTAACGCCTAGGTCTTCAAAAAAATGAAAGTTATGAAGACAGGAAATAAGCGGAATGTCACCTTTGTTTAAAAGTTCTTTTCCGTTTACCCCTAGGCTTGGCCCTGAGCCGGCGCAGATTGCTACCCCGTATTTATTCTTTTGAAAAAGCTGGCCCACGCTGAATTCCTTGAATGTACCAAGGTATTCTTTGTTAGCTCTAGTATTATCAATCCAGGTTTTGCGCCATGACTCGATCGTCACCGAGTCATTGGAACAAGCTTGATTGAAGAGTTGAGCCGGCGCAACGGGTGGCTCATCAATGTAATCGTTATAGATGAGCGCAATTTCTGCTGTTCTCACTCTTTTAAGACTCCTTAGTTAGCGTTAATAAACGCTTGCCCTGAGGCTGAGGAAACAATTTCAGCCATTGCCTTACCAACAACTGGCCCATTTCCAGTTGTGTTTGAAACTGGGTAAAACTCTCCGTCGTCCCCAAGTTCAATCAAACCACCGGCTGCAACTGTACCTGAAGTTCCACCCATTTCAACGGAGGTGAAACCTTTAGTTACAATCCAACCATAGGTTCCTGTAGTTAAGGTCGAATGTTTAACCACTCCGACTAGGAAATCGGCTGAAGTTGTAGAAGAGACAGTTACAGAATAGCCCGTAACCGCACTTAAAATACAGCCATTACCTGGATTTATTTGTGAGTTACCAGCGTTATAGACATAACGGTAAAGTTCATCACCTACTTTACGCTCAGCACCAACCTCAACGGAGTTAGTAGCCGTAACGTTAGAAACGCCTTCGAAAAAGACTTGTTGTTCATATGGTCCAGCCATAATTTATACTCCTTTTGATTAGCTAGTTAGTCCAGTCAATGCACCAAGTAGACGGTTGTTACCAGAGGTAAATGCCATCATGCTATAAATTTTGGCTACCATCACGTTCTGATCCAGAGGCTTCTGGAAAGGCTCGAAACGCATATCCTCGTCTCTATGGACATAGAGTTTCACTACGTCCTCATTGATGAAGAAAAAGTGGTTAGCAGGAGCATGGGAATCAGCAATAACTGGTATTCCGTTGAACATAAGAGAGGAAAAACCACCCTTAGCAGTATCAGAATCTGTAAACCTTTGTTGTGGTTGCAACAAGGAGTAGTAGTAGTTGAATACCGCACGAGGGCATAGAGCTACTGTCGGGGCCATGTTGTCTACTGTGGCATCGTTGTAGACCGCTTGAAGTGCAGACATTGAAGTAACAGTTGTAGTTGAGTCTACGTTTGACTGCCACCAGCTGTAAGTAGATTGACTAATTCCACCTACGGTCTGGTCTGTTGCACAGAAGTCACGAAGACCAACGATAGACTTAGCATCAGAACCATCTGAGTAAAGACCAGTTCCGATTCGGTCTAACATGGACTTTTCTGCATTCTTCATCTTTGACTTAACAAAGTTAAGTTTTGCAGCGTCACCACTGTTCTTTAGTTCGTCACTTCTCTTGATAGAGATGTTTTCATAAATTTGCTTCCAAGAGTAATCTGCAGAAGTGATTACGTCTGTGTCTGAAGTGTCAAGAGTGTCAGCTCCTGAGTACCAGCCACCAGCGCCGTTGATAGCATACTCCAACGGAACCAAAATCTGAGTACCACCGTCGATCTTGACCATAGATCTTTCTTTGATCCGACGAAGGTAAGGGTTTGAGTCAAAAATATTATCTTCTAGCTTCGGCACATAATATTTTTCAGTGATCAGTTTGTTATCCCAAAGGCTTTTTATCCCTTGGTTCTAGACCTTGATTTAAGCCTAGCTCAGCGTACATCATCACCTACTTGAGGTGTCGGACACTCTTGGGAGGATTATATTCTTTTTCAAGGTTCACCTCCTACGCGTTACGGTGGTTAGACTTGTTATGGTCTAACTTACCTCGGTGTTGGCGTCTCAGCTTTTCACCGATTTTGCCCGATTTGCAACACGCCTCTCAGCGTGAGGGGCCCATCAAGCCGAAATCTGATCGTATGTTAAAGCCATGGTACGTCCCTTAAGATAGAGTTTAATTGTTGTTTAGGTATATTTGTCCACAATCCAATTATGAAGTTGGTCCGAGGACATATTCCTATAATTTGCCGGGTAATCCATTTCACTATTACCTTTGGAAGGAGCTTGAGACGTACCAAGTAATCCCGCCTTAGATCGTTGTTTGATATCACCCGCCATCTGTTCTTTTGCTTCGTTCCTCGCGCGTTCCACCAGTTTATCATGGTAAAAGGCCTTAAAAGCAGGTTCAAAGCGACCAATACTGTTTTGTTCAGCATAGTCTAAGACCTGTTGTTCTAAAGTCCTCCCCGTGTCTGGATCTGTTTGACTAAAGTCTATATCAGAATACTGATTTTTGACTTGGTCAACCGCACTTTGATACGCCGCATCGGCCCTTTCGGCCTTTATATTCTCAACAAAAGACTTCAGCTCGTTAAATTCGTTAAGGAATTGCGAGGGTACGCCTTGCTGTTGTAATTGCTCTGTTTGCCCTTGGTTTTGTCCTGTAATGTCAAAACGTGTTTCCCATGTTTTGTGGAGGTGATCATTCCAATCTGGGTTTTCCTGGGCAAATTTATCAATCTCTCCATACTTCTTTTCTAATTCTAAAACATGTTGCTGTTTTTGTTCAAACTCTGTCTGCTGACTTTTTAGATCCTGCATATGTTGGGCATAATTATACCCTTGGCTGGCTCTTTTTAGAATAGTGTCCAATGGTTCTTTTATAGTCTTACCATTGGCGGAATATTCGTATTCTTGTGTCGGCGGTTGTTCTTCTGGCGCAGATTGTAATACAGGTTCTGTTGCCTGTGTCTCTGTCTGTGCTTCACTTTGAACTTCCGCTATCATCTGCTCTGTTGTTGGTTCTGATTGCATAACTAACCTTTACACTGGTCTTACATCTGCTGCGCCTGCTTCTTGTGGGGCTGGACCAGAAGGTGCTCTACCACCTTGCCTTGCTTGGCTTACCTCACCCACTAATTGCTCATATCCAGCCATCAATTGGTCTACTAAAGGTTTAGACTGTGGTGCAGCTTGTTGCACATACTGAGCTATTAATAACAGACCATTGCCAACATTTTGAAATAATTTTGCAATTTCTTGACCTTCGGCCTGCTGTTGTTGTCCTTGTTCTGGCATTGCCATGTTAGGCTCCTTGTGCTTGTTGAGGTGGTTGTTGCGCGGCTTTCTCTGTCATTCTTTGAAGAACAGCTT